ATTTTTGCAAATAGACAAAAAAGTTGATGAAATAAATAGTCAATTAAGCTTTTAGCGCGGAGGTAGACGACGAAGAGTGCTATAGAGAAACCAAAAGGCCGGAAAGCAAAAGAATACATAAAATTGTAATGTGAGGTGTTATCAATATGATAGTCGCAATGGAGTTTGAGGAATTGTACAGAAAAGACGGAAGCCATATTGACCAAGGAATTGTTGAACTAAGAGTGAGGAACTTTCCGCCAGAAAGTGTCTGCAAGAAAAAATTTTATGAAATATTTGGAGATGTCAAAAGTGTTGGTAAACTTAAAATTATCGGAGTTGTTAGAAAATAAAAAGCCCGCAAGTGCTGGAACACTAAACGGGCAATAAAAAGTATATAACATAAAATCAGTTTAATAATACCACCAAAATATTAAATTGTCAATTATCAAACTGGGAAAAGGAGAAATTTAGCATGAAATTATATGAAATTGACGCAGAAATTGAACAATGTATCTTAATTGATGAAGAAACAGGCGAGGTTATTGGGATTGATACAGAAAGAGCTGATAAGCTGCAGATGATGAGAGATGATAAAATAAAAAATTTGGCTCTCTATTATAAAAATTTGATGGCTGAGGTTAATGCGTATAAATCCGAAAAAGATTATTTTGCAAAGCGTGAAAGGGTGGCCAAAAATAAAGCGGAGAGTATTAAGAAATTTTTGAATGAATTTCTTGCGGGTGAAAAGTTTGAATCACCAAAGGTTAATATTACATATCGTAAGAGTGAATCAGTTGTTATTGATGATATTAACAAAGTAGACAAGCAGTATTTAAAATATACAGAACCGGCGGTTGACAAAGTGGAGGCCAAAAAAGCTATTAAATCAGGTGTATTACTTGAAGGTTTACATATTGAAGAAAATCAAAATATTCAAATTAAGTAGAAGCAGGAGGTATTCATGAAGATAATTAAAGGTATACAAAAAACGCCTGAAAAGGTTGTAGTTTATGGACCGGAAGGGATAGGTAAATCAACTTTTTTATCTTGTTTTCCGGAGCCGTTGTTTATTGATACAGAAGGAAGCACAAAACATATGAATGTATCTAGATTGCCAAACCCGCAAAGTTGGATGGAATTGTTAGAAGAAATTAATTACGTTATTCAAAATCCTGGCTGCTGTAAAACACTTACAATAGATACAATTGATTGGGCTGAACAGCTTTGTACAGAAAACATACTTGAAAAGTACGGTAAAAATGGAATTGAGGATTTTGGATATGGTACCGGATATGTATATGTAAAAGAAGAATTTGGAAGATTTTTAAAGTTGCTGGATAATGTTATTGAGGCAGGAATAAATGTTGCTTTAGCTGCACATGCACAAATACGTAAATTTGAGCAGCCTGATGAACTTGGTGCATATGACAGATACGAACTGAAACTCGGAAAGAAAACTTCTTCACAAACAGCACCTCTTGTGAAGGAATGGGCTGATATGGTTCTATTTGCAAATTATAAAACAATTTCTGTAGCTGTTGATAAAGATGGAAAAAAACATAAAGCTCAAGGTGGAAAGCGTGTAATGTATACAACTCATCATCCATGCTGGGATGCGAAAAACAGGCATGGATTAGAAAGCGAGCTGCCATTTGATTATAAATATGTTGCAAATATATTTGATAACTTTGAACCACAGAGCCAAACACCTGTTAAACTTAATCAGACAGAACAAATAGAAAGAGAAATTGATGCTGTTATTGATAAAATTCCGAAACAAGATGAAGAAACTAAAACAAATAAACAACAAATGAAGAAAATTAATGTTGACGGAATCCCTAAAGAATTAGCTAAATTAATGATTGAAAACAATGTTACTAAAGAAATGATTCAAAATGTTGTGCATCAAAAAGGTTATTATCCATCGGGTACACCAATTGAAAATTTTGATACTGAGTTTATAGAAGGGGTTCTGATAGGCGCCTGGGATGATGTATATAAAGTAATAGTTGAATATGAGACACTTCCTTGGGAAGAAAAATAAATAATAAAATTTGGAGGAAATAAAAATGAGTAATGAATCAGAAAGAGAATATGGCTGGGATGATGAAATACAAAATGATGGACCGGAATATGTCGTTTTGCCGGATGGAGACTATAATTTTAAAGTAACAGGTTTTGAACGCGGCAGATATGAAGGTGGAGAGAAAATTCCGGCTTGTAATATGGCAATTATCACTTTAGAAATAGAGAATAACAAAGGAATTTGTTTTATACAAAACAGATTATTTTTACATAGTCGTTGTGAGGGGTTGTTGTGTGCATTTTTTACTTGTATTGGTCAGAGAAAGCATGGTGAAAAATTGAAAATGAATTGGAATGAAGTTGTCGGAGCAAGAGGAAGAGCAAAAATTGGACATCGTGAATATAATGGAAATATTTATAATGATATAAAAAGGTTTTACGCTCCCGATGAATCTGCACCAAAAAAATCATTCACACCAGGTAAATTCTAATGGAATTAAGACCATATCAACAAGAAGCTGAAAAGGCAGTATTTGCCGAATGGGAAAAAGGGAATAAAAGAACTTTGCTAGTATTACCTACAGGCACCGGTAAAACTATTGTATTTGCAAAGATAACTGAAAGATGTGTAAAGAATGGCGAGCGAGTTCTTATACTCGCTCATCGAGCCGAACTATTGGAACAAGCAGCGGATAAAATTAAAAAAGTAACTGGGCTAAAATGTGCGGTTGAAAAGGCAGAAGAAAGTTGTATAGGCAGCTGGTATCGTATAGTTGTTGGCTCTGTTCAAACAATGATGCGTCAGAAACGTCTTAACCAATTTGATACAGACTATTTTGATACTATAATTATTGATGAGGCACATCATTGTATATCAGACAGTTATCAAAAAGTAATAGATTATTTCAGTGAATCAAAATTATTGGGAGTAACAGCTACGCCTGACAGAGGTGATATGAAAAATCTTGGTAAGGTTTTTGAGAGCATGGCATATGAATATTCATTATCATTAGCAATTAAGGAAGGATTTTTATCACCAATTAAAGCTCAAACAATTCCTTTAAAACTTGATTTAACAGAAGTGGGAACACAGGCCGGAGATTTTAAAACAAGCGATTTAGGTACAGCACTTGAGCCATATCTATATCAGATTGCGGATGAAATGAAAAAATATTGTGATGGGCGAAAGACAGTAGTTTTTTTGCCGCTAGTAAAAACCAGTCAAAAGTTTTGCAATATTTTGAATGAAAATGGTTTTAAGGCTGCAGAAATAAATGGAAATAGTGATAATAGGTCAGAGATTTTAAACGATTTTAATTCAGGCAAATATAATGTTATTTGCAATTCCATGTTGCTTACAGAAGGCTGGGACTGTCCCAGTGTAGATTGTGTTGTTGTATTAAGGCCAACTAAGGTACGTAGTTTATATTGCCAAATGGTAGGCAGGGGAACACGTTTATCACCTGAAACCGGTAAAACTGAATTGTTAATACTTGATTTTCTTTGGCACACTGAACGACATGAACTTTGTAGACCGGCTCATCTAATATGCGAAAATGAAGAAGTTGCTCAAAAAATGACTGAAAATCTTGAAGCTTCAGGCTGTCCGATTGATATAGAAGAAGCAGAAGTTCAAGCCAGTGAAGATGTTGTTGTGCAGCGTGAAGAAGCTCTTGCTAAGCAGTTGTCGGAAATGAAAAAGAGAAAACGCAAATTAGTGGACCCTATACAATTTGAAATGAGTATACAAGCAGAAGATTTATCAGGGTATGTTCCGGCATTTGGCTGGGAAATGTCACCGCCAACGGACAAGCAGAAAAACGCACTCGAAAAGCTGGGTATTATGCCTGATGAAATTGAAAACTCCGGTAAAGCTGCGAAAATTTTAGACAGACTTGAGAAACGTAAAAATGAAGGACTGACAACGCCAAAACAAATTAGATGCTTAGAGCAAAAAGGATTTAAACATGTTGGAACATGGCAGTTTGAAGCTGCAAGCAAATTGATTGCGAGAATATCTGCTAATGGGTGGAGAGTTCCAAATGGTATTAACCCCGCTACATTTAATCCCGAATTAGGAGCATAGGATATGGAAAATAACATTAATTTGGTTGAACTGCTTGAATATATAGAACCATCATTTCTTGATTATCAGGATTGGGTTAATGTTGGAATGGCACTTAAATATGAAGGATATACAGTACAGGATTGGGATAATTGGAGCAAACGTGACGCTAACCGTTATCATGCTGGGGAATGTGAGAAAAAGTGGAATACTTTTTCCGGTTCAAGTTCTCCTATAACAGCAGGAACCATAGTGAAAATGGCACAGGATAATGGTTTTAAATTTCATAAAGAAGATGTTGCTTTTGATTGGAATTCTGAGATAGGCAATAAAGATGATTTAGTTGTAATCGATAAAGGGTGGATTGAAACAAGTGAATTTAGCATACCACAAAAATGGAATCCTGTTGAACAATTAACTACATATTTAGAAACACTGTTTGAAGCAAATGAAAACGTTGGATATGTCACTCGGAGCTGGGAGAAAAACGGAAAGTACCTCCCGTCTAAAGGCTTGTGTGACAGGACGGCCGGAAGGTTAATTCAGGAGCTTTCAAAGTGTGAAGGAGATATATGTAAGGTTATTGGTGATTATAGTGAAAAGGCAGGAGCTTGGATACGTTTTAACCCTCTTGATGGTAAAGGTATAAAAAATGAAAACGTTACGGATTTTAGATATGCTTTGGTTGAATCAGATGTAATGGATTTAGGGCGTCAAAAAGCTATTATTGAGGAACTGGAATTACCTGTTGCATGTCTTGTGTACAGTGCAGGGAAAAGTCTCCACGCTATAGTGAAAATTGAGGCATATAATTATAGTGAATATAGAGAAAGAGTTGAATATCTATATAAGGTTTGTGAAAAGAATGGTTTAATTATAGATAAACAAAATAAAAATCCATCACGCTTATCTAGAATGCCAGGAATTATAAGAAATGGGAAAAAACAATATTTATTATCTACAAACATTGGAAAATCCAGTTTCGAAGAATGGAAAGAATGGATTGAAACAATTAATGATGATTTGCCGGAACCTGAAAGCATTGCAAGTATTTGGGATAATCTACCCGAATTGTCACCATCTCTTATTGATGGAGTATTAAGACAAGGTCATAAAATGCTTATAGCTGGACCTTCAAAAGCCGGAAAATCATATGCTCTGATTGAAATGTGCTGTGCTATAGCTGAAGGCAAGAAATGGCTGAAATGGAATTGTACTAAAGGCAGAGTTTTATATGTTAATTTAGAATTGGACAGGGCAAGCTGTTTTCATAGATTTAAAGATGTTTATACTGCTTTAAACTGGAATCCTGATAACATTAATAATATTGATATATGGAACTTAAGAGGAAAATCAGCGCCAATGGACAAGCTGGCGCCTAAACTAATTCGAAGAGCCGTGAAAAAAGACTATATAGCAATAATTATTGACCCAATATATAAAGTTATTACAGGAGATGAAAACAGCGCGGACCAAATGGCAAAGTTTTGTAATCAGTTTGACAAGGTCTGTACCGAATTGGGCTGTGCGGTAATATATTGCCATCATCATTCAAAGGGAGCACAAGGCGGCAAAAGAAGTATGGATAGGGCATCCGGCAGCGGAGTTTTTGCTCGTGACCCTGACGCTCTTATTGATTTGATAGAATTAGAATTAACAGAAGATGTTTTAAAACAACAGGAAGATGTTTTAGTGTGTAAAACATGCTACAAATGGATAAAACGTTTTAGTAAAGATAACGAGGTTTCTCAGGATGATTTATGCAGCGCTAGGACTATGTTAGAACTTTCAGCAGAATTGTTACAGAGTAATACATATAAACTGATGATTGAAGATATTAAGAAGGTTAAAGATGAAAATAAAAGCCGTACAGCATGGCGTATAGATGGAACGTTAAGAGAATTTCCTAAATTTGAACCAATTAATTTATGGTTCGATTACCCTATTCACAGAATAGATGATACAAATATTCTTAAGGATTTATCAGCTGAATCTGATACTCATTCTTGGAAATCTAAATCAAATAAAAAGAATGTTAAACAAAGAGAAAATAAAAAAACAATTGAAACGGCATATGAAGTTTGTAAAATTGATGGTGATGTGACACTCAAAATGATTGCGGAATATATGGAAAAATCAGAAAAAACCATAAGAAATTATGTTAATTCAAGCTCTAATCTGTATATTAAAAACGGATTTATATATGAAAAATAATTTAAATCTCGAGAGGGAAATCGGGAAAAAAAGGGAAATTTCCCTTTTTCCCTCAAGGGAAATTGGGAAAAAACAAGGAAATTTCCCTTTTTCCCTCAAGTCTTGAAAACCGCGTAAAAATGTGGGTTAGAGCGCAATCGGGAAATCGGGAAGGAAATTTATATATATAAATATATAATTTTCCCTTTCCCTCACGGGTCAGTGGGGTAAGTCGTTGTGCGAAGCTCACGCACAACAACGCCTCCCCCTGTCACTGACAAAAAATTTTTTCAAGAGTAAAACAAAAACTGAGGGGTGAACAAAAAATATGAGAACACAAAGAAGCAAATTGTTAGATGCAGTTAAACGAATGCCTGAACTGAGACATTCAATTCCGGGCAAAGAATTTAAAATACAAAATAGTGAAGTTATTAAATGGCTTATAATGCAACCTGAAATTTTAAATTATATCTGGAACAATATAAAAAATTCCGAAGCGATAAAATATGACGCTGAATCAGGATGTTGGAGTGGTGTTGATTATGACAACTGAATTTTTTGTTGCAATTATTCCACCAACTGTTACTCATCAAGAAAAGAAAGTCAGTGTGATAAAAGGTAAACCGGTTTTTTATGAGCCGTCTAATTTAAAAGACGCCCGCTTAAAACTTATGTCACATTTAGCTAGATTTGTTCCAGTAAAAAAATATATTGGTGGAGTTCGGCTTATTGTAAAATGGTGTTTCCCGAGAAAAAATCACAGAGACGGTGAGTATAAAATAACTAAGCCGGATACGGACAATTTACAGAAGTTACTCAAGGATGTAATGACAAAGTTGGGGTATTGGGCAGATGATAATTTGGTGGCAAGTGAAATTGTGGAAAAATTTTGGGCTGAAAAGCCCGGAATATATATCAGGATAGAGGATTTGTAAGATGGAGTTAAAACAAGTTAAACAAGCAATTATGCAACAAAGTATAGTTCGTTATAAAAATAAAAACTATGTCTTTTATGCTAGTAGATGTTTTAAAAATATTCATGAAGATAGAATCGAATATGACGGAGAACTATATGACGAAAACGCAAATTGTGTTATTCATGTGCAACTAAGTGATGTAGAACTTATTGAGAAATAAATTTATAACAAGGAGGGACAAGATGAAATATGACGAAGGAAAGCCGAAACTTACCTTGTGCCCGACAGAAATAATTACAGCGGTTGCCATGGTAAGAGAGTATGGAGCAAAAAAGTATGGAGATAGTGACAGCTGGAAAGATGTTGAACCGCAAAGGTACAGAGACGCGGCTTTCAGACACTTTGTGTCATACATAAATGACCCTTTGGGTGCAGATGAAGAAAGCGGACTGCCGCATTTGTGGCATTTGGCTTGCAATATTGCGTTTTTGTGCGCTATGGAAAAGGACTGAAACTATATGGATAAAAAAGTAATTTAACAGACAAAGAATTATTATCAAACTGGATGTGATAAATCTTATGACAGCTGAAAGATTAAGGCAGTACAAAAGTATAAAAGCAGAAATTGAAGAATTGGCCGAACAGATACAAATGCTTGAAAGTTCTGACATTGTGCAGGGGTCAGACAGGGAATTCCCGTACATAAAACATAACATGAAAGTGGAAACAGGAGAGTGCGACCACACACGTGATATGTTAAAAAAAGAGTTGGGGTTATTAAAAGCCGAATATCACGCATTGAATGAATTTATTAACAACATTGCTGACAGCGAAACAAGGCGAATTTTCAGATACAGATATATTGAGGGGTGGACATTCCAAAAGATTGCTTTTAAAGTAGGCAATGGTGATGAACAGGTTCCGAGAAAAAAACATAATAATTTTTTAAAAAAGTACGAAAAATACGAAAATCACATGTTATAATTGTATTATGAAAGGTATGCAAAGTAATTTCTCCTTTTATATATTTTTTGTTTAAGAGCCGTTTTCCTTTTTGGGGCGGTTCTTTTAGTTTTAGGTCTTGTGGGAATTGTACATCATAAATTTGCTGAGGGGCGGGCGGCTGTGATGTGATTTGGAGGTGAGATATTTGACTGAAAAACAGAAACGTTTCTGTGATGAATATTTGATAGATTTGAATGGGACTCGAGCATATAAGAACGCTTATCCCAATGTAAAAAATAATGATTCGGCGGCTGTAAATGCTTCTAAACTGCTAAGAAATACTAAGATTAAAGCATATATTAGTGAGCAAATTGAGAAGCTGCACAACGAAAAGACAGCAGATGCGCAGGAGGTTGTAGAGTATCTCACGTCAGTAATGCGGGGTAAAAGTAAAGCGGAGGTGCTTGTTGTTGAGGGACGGGGAGATGGCTTTTCGAAGACGAAGCACATTGAAAAATCTCCTGATGAAAAAGAACGTTTAAAAGCGGCAGAGTTGCTTGGTAAGTATTACACACTGTTTACAGAACGAACGCAGGTTGATGGAATAGCGCAGGTTCAGATTTTAGACAATATTCCAAAGGGTGATGATAGTGGTTAGTTTGACAGACCTTATCGCGCCTTCTTTTTATGCTCTTCACCATGATATTAAGCGAGGCGGGCATACACACTACTGGCTAAAGGGCGGCAGAGGAAGCACAAAATCTTCTTTTATCAGCGTGGAAATTGTGCTTGGTATAATGAGTAATCCGAGTGCTAATGCCGTTGTAGTTCGCAAGGTGGGACTTTATCTTAAAGACAGTGTATATGAACAGCTTGTGTGGGCGATAGAAAAACTCGGAGTATCACACCTTTGGCAATTCAAGCTGTCGCCGCTTGAACTGATATATCTTCCGACAGGGCAGCGGATATTATTCAGGGGAGCAGATAAGCCCAAGAAACTGAAATCTACCAAGGTGCACAGAGGATATATTCGTTATATTTGGTATGAGGAAGTGGACGAATTTGGAGGCATGGAAGAGATACGTACGATTAATCAGTCACTTATGCGCGGAGGTGAAATGTATAATGTATTTTACTCTTACAACCCTCCGCAAAGTCAACGGAATTGGGTAAATGAAGAGGTATTGACAACGCGAAGCGACAGAGTGATACACCACAGCACATATTTAAGCGTTCCTCCTCAGTGGCTCGGCGAACAGTTTATTTTGGAGGCGGAGCATTTAAAGAAGACGAAACCGAGTAATTATAACCACGAGTATTTGGGAGAGGTTACCGGAACGGGCGGCGAGGTGTTTACAAACCTTGATGTTCGCGAGATAAGCGAAGAAGAGATTGCGGTTTTTGACCGGATCAGGCGGGGAATTGACTTTGGGTATGCGGTTGACCCGTTTGCGTATCTCGTCTGCCACTATGACAAGACACGGAAGCGGCTGTACCTCATGGATGAAATATACAAAGTCGGCTTGTCAAATCGTGCGGCGGCGGAGTTGATCCAAGGGTGCGAGGTGTATGACGGTTACATTGTCTGCGACAGCGCGGAACCTAAAAGCATAGCGGAGTTAAGAGGATATGGCCTTAAAGTACGCGGAGCAAAGAAAGGGCCCGATAGTATTGAGTATGGTATTAAGTTCCTGCAGTCGCTTGAAGTAATAATTATCGACCCTGTGCGGTGTCCGCATGCTGCCAACGAGTTTTATAACTACGAGCTTGAACGTGACAGCAGAGGTGAGTTTAAAGCTTCTTACCCTGACAAGGATAACCACACAATTGACGCGGTTAGGTATGCGCTGGAAGATGATATGAGTAACAGAGGTATTGAGATAAGAAGCAGGAAGGAGCTGGGTATATGATAGTTGACGCTGAGACGGTAAAAGAGGTTGACGGAAGAATATTGGGAAAGCTGATTAATAAACGTGCTGAAGATACGGCACGGCTTATCAAGCTTAAAGATTATTATTTGGGAAAACATGATGTGCTTTATCGAAGACCTAAAGGCAAAGGCTTGCCGAACAACAAAACGGTATGTAACCATGCGAAGTACATAGTTGATATGACACAAGGTTATTTGCTCGGCGCGCCTATTGCGTACAGTGCGGCAGACGGTATTGATATCGAACCGTTAAAGAACGCATATTTTGAAAGCGAGATACAAAATACAGACAGCCGGATTGTACGGGATATGTCTATTTACGGACATTCATATGAGTTGGTTTATGCGAACGAAGATTCCAAACCGAAGTCTGCTGTGCTTGAACCGCGGCAGGCGTTTATTGTTTATGATGATACTGTAGAGCAAAGAAAACTGTTCGGTGTGCATTACTACACGATAACAGATATAGACGGTCTGGAAGTGGGTAAAGTCGCTAATGTTTATACAGAAAACGAGGTTATAAAATACCGAAGCACAGGGGGAGGGAGCGTTTATGAAGAAATAGAGAGGACGGCGCATTCATTTGGCAGGGTGCCGATGATTGAGTATATCAACAATGAAGACAAGCAGGGCGATTTTGAACAGCTTATCGGTCTTATAGACGCATACAACACGCTGATGAGTGACCGCGTTAATGATAAGGAGCAGTTTGTAGACGCTATATTGTTCCTTAAAAACGTAGAGGTTGACAGCGAAAAAGCCAAAGAATTATTGACTGAAAAAATAATGATGTCTTTCACGCCGGACGCGGAAGCAAAATATTTACAAAAGGTTCTAAACGAGACTGATGTAGAGATACTGAGGAATAATATCAAGGACGATTTACATAAATTTTCATTAACGCCCGACCTCACAGACGAGAATTTCGGCAATAACCTTTCCGGCGTTGCTATAAGATACAAGCTTTTGGGGTTTGAACAGCATGTTAAGAATAAGGAACGGTTTTTAGTTCTTGGACTTAAAGAAAGATTTGACCTATATGTCCATTATTTATCTTTACTAAGCCGTATGAGTGTAGTAAGTTCGGGAGATGTTGACTTTATCTTCAATCGAAATCTTCCTGAGAATAATTTGGAGCTGGCACAGACGATTAATTATCTGCGCGGTCTTGTATCTGATGAAACACTGCTTGAGCAGCTTGATTTTGTGTCCGATTCAGCGGAAGAAATGGAGCTTGTGGAAAAGCAGGAGGAAAGCCGCGTAGAGCGCGAGATAAAGCGCGAGGAACTTTACAGAAAGAGCACGGGCGCGGATTATACAGCGCTTGAAGATTTAACTGATGAGAAGTGCTGATTATTGGCTGAGAGTTGCGCTAATGCGCGAACTTGATGCACACAACCGCGGAGCATACACAATACAAGAGCTTAGGCGTATGTATGACAGTATCATAAAAGATATCGACAAAGAAATAAAAAAGATATTCAACACATACAAAAATGGTGTACAAATCACAGCCGAGGAAGCCGAACAGCTTATTAATAAAGCGGCGCAGAACCAAATAGCAGATAGGCTGTCTGAAATATTAAAAGACACGGAAGATCCAAAACAGCGGCTTGAACTTATGCGCAAGATACACGCGCAGGCATACGGGGCAAGAATTAGCCGTTTAGAAGCGGTTAAGCTTAATGTATATGCTTATTTCAAAGAAAAGGCACTAACGGAGATAGAGAAAACTAAGACTTTATACAACACGGTAATAGAAGAAAGCTATTACAGAACCGTACACGATGTAGCAAAAGGCTGTAACGTTGGAATAAACTTTTCTCTTATCCCTGAACGTGCAGTTAATGAAATGCTTGAGAGTAAGTGGCATGGCGAACAATTTAGCGATAGAGTGTGGAATAACACGGCAAAGGTCGCTGAACAGTCGCAGAAGATAATTACAGAAGGGCTAATGAGCCATGCGGGATATACGCAAATGGCTGCCCGGCTTGCTGAGATAATGGAAACATCAAAGTATAACGCGCAAAGGCTGGTTAATACGCAGGTCAGTTATTTCATGAACATGGCTGAATTGAGGGCTTATGAAGAATTAGGAATAGAACAATACAAATATCTTGCAACGCTTGATGAGAGGACGTGCGAAAGTTGTTCGCCGCTTGATAATAAGATATTTAAAGTCAGTGAGGCGGTAGGTGGTGTAAATTATCCGCCTATGCACCCGCATTGCAGATGTACAACAACAATGCCGACAGACTATGCAAGACGCTGGGCGCGCGACCCTCTGACAGGCAAGGGCTATAAAATAAAGGGTATGAGTTACAATGAATGGATTGAGAGCCTGACAGACAAGCAAAAAGAGGCGTTTGACAAACATGTTGTTATGTATAGAAACCGAGGCGGCGACAAGAAACAATATGTGAGATATACTGAGGTGTTGGGAAAGAAGAATGTCCCTAAAACATTTGACGAATTCCAAAATATAAAGTATAATTATACCAATCAATGGGACGACTTAAAATATTATGCTCGTAATATCAATGGAAGACCGATTGAATATGTAAAGATAGACAGAGAACTTGAAAAGGCTGGTATTAAAAACAAGGGGAAAGCATATCCGGTAGAAGACATTAAAATTAACGGCTGGCGAGTTCATGCAGAAAACAGAATTAAACAAAGCGGAATTTCAAAAGCTGAGGCACTTACATATAAAAAGAACGCTATAGCAATAATGAAAAGGTACCCGGAACCAAATACTTTGTGTGATTATTATAGTAGCAGTGGCGTAATAGGTGTTAAGTCTTATAGTGGAATAGTTCAGACTGTTATTAGTAAAGATAGAATGATGAACGATACACTTGTAGTTATAGAGGTGATGAAAAAATGGCTGAAATAGTAGATGACGTTAATTGTCCAATGTTGAATAAAGTAATAGAACTAGGTTATTGTGTTGAATTGCAGTGGATTGTTGACGGCGGAGTAAAACCAACAAAGGATGAAAAGTTTTTAACCCAAAAGCATTATGAAATTTGCAGAAATTGTAAAAAGAGAATAGACCCTAGCTTATAGTAGTGGTTCACAAGATATTATAAGTTAATGTTATTATGAAATATAATGAGGTGATTGAAATGAAAGCGGTAAAAAGTAAAAATAACAGTAATAATCTGGTAATACCTAACTTTAAAAGAGAAGCGGAAGAACCTGTCTTTGAGAAAATAAAAGCGGAATTTATAAAAAATCCGAAAATAACGGTTGAACGAGAAATTAACGGACCTTTTCAAGATATAATTGAATCTAAATGTAATGATGATGAAGTAACCTTATGTTATGATTATCAATTCGGGCTGTGTCCTATTAGATGTACTGAAAACAATGTTGATATAATTATGAATATTATAAATGACGTTATGGATTAGCACCTTTGCAAATGCAGGGTGCTTTTATTATACCAAAAATGAGGTGATGACATGAGGTCAAGAGACCCAACAAATTAATTAAAATAAAGATGATGAGCGGAGACGCTCTTTTTTTATACCCAAAATTGAAAGGAGGATTTTAAATGGCAGAAAATGCAAAACAGACAGGCGGCGCTATGGTAACACCCCAAACAGGACAAAATGTTGCAGACCTGGCAACGCCGACCGGACCTACAGCGCCGGCCGCAGGGACGGCTGTCAACGCGGGCGGCACCGATGACGTTCAATCCACAATTG